ATAAAATTATGTAAAAAGTTAATGAAAATCGGGAAATATATTCCCCTAGGGGATTATAAAGATGTAAAGATTGGTTATGGTACCGTAGATTTTAAAAATTTAAAAACCATTTATTTAAAACTAAACGCTTGGGTTGAACCAGAAAATGAAGAATTAGATTTTGATAAAACAATTCTGGTCGCTAGAAAATCACTGAAAGATTTAATAAGAACATACGATTTTAACAGTTATTTTAAAAAAGAAAGTATTGTTGATCTAGATATTAGGACAAAGGGAATAAAAATGAATAAGAGGTCCTTTATGAATTTAGAAATTACATTATTTGTAGATATTTTTTTCGATGTTAAATCTCAAAGTGTAAAATCAATATTAAAAACTTTCCTTCAAACATCAATTGAGCAGTGTTTATCTGATAAAAGCCTGTTCAATTTTAACAAATCTAAGATTTGATTCAAAAATGCTTGTATTTATATGATATATTAATATATCTATAAATGAAAGTATTGGGACCAAATGAAACGGGTAAAGGCATTTTGATTGAATATGATGCTGGTCACATATCACCCGAGGATTATAAAAACAAGAATATTATTACAGAAATGCAGAATAAGGATACCGATCAGGACCTTATTCTGTATGCTGTTTTGCAAAAGTTTGATACCCCTAATAAGAATGGTAGAATTTACCCTGAAAATTTATTAAAAAGGGAGAATGAAAAATACCAAACAATTATAAAAAAGGGTTCTGCATTAAACGAATTAAATCACCCATCTTCATCTCTAATCGATCTTGATAGAGTATCTCACACAATTTTAGAAACGTGGTGGGAAGGAAAAACCTTAATGGGTAAAATCAAAATTTTAACATCACCTGGTTGGAAAAAAATGGGTATAGTTAGTTGTAAGGGAGACCAAGCGGCTATGCTAATACTAAATGGGGTTACTTTAGGTATTTCATCTAGAGGTGTTGGATCATTAAAACAAGTTAAAGGTCAAAATATTGTGCAAGACGATTTTGAATTGGTTTGTTTTGATTTGGTGTCTTCGCCATCGACTCCTGGTGCATATGTATTTCAGGATATTAATGATAAGGATAAATTCAATGAAACTGTTGAAGAAAAACCAGTCGTTGAGGATAGGATGAAAAAACTAATGGGTAAACTAGATTCTTTTTTAACAAAATAATAATAAAAACGAGAAAAAATCATTCTTTTCAATATTGAGAAGTAGATTTTTTTGATTATACACATATTTATATAGTAAATCAAATAAAAAGATGACCGAAAAATCTATTCTAGAACAAGCGTTGCTTCAAGTTAATACACTTGAAGAAGCAGTAAAGCAAAATGCAAAAGGTATACTTTCTTCAGTAATGAAGCAAGAACTAAATGAGTTGCTTAAAGAGTCAGAAGAAGAAGAGGAAGAAGTAGCTGCTGAAGAAGAAGCTATGAATCCTGAAGAAGAGGAATCAAAAGACATGTCAGAACAGCCAGCTTCCGATGAAGAAGAGGAAGATGATGCTGAAGAAGCTGATGATGAAGAAATGCCCTCGATAAATGATGAACCATCAAAAGACGTTGACGACGAATCACCAGCAATGGATGATATGCCATCAATGGACGAGCCAGCTGATGATGACATGCTTGATATGACAGGAGCTTCTGATGAAGAAGTTTTAAAAGTTTTCAAAGCTATGTCTGATGAAGATGGTATTGTTGTTAAAAAAGATGGTAACAACATCGAACTTAAAGACGAGGACGATGAATACATCATTAAATTGGACGAATCCGAAGAAGAGGAAGAAGGTGAAGTTTCTGAAGAAGAAGAAATTGAAATACCTGAAGACTGGAATGAGGAAGAGTCTATGGAAGAAGTTGCAGAAGAAGAAGCTAGTGAAGAAACTGTTTATGAAATCGAATTAGATGACGAAGACATGGAAGATTCTGAAAAAGAATCAGAAATGGCTGAAGAAGATGCTATGGAGGTTGAAGCAACAGAAGCTGCTAGAACTAAGTGGAATAAACATGGTGACAAAGGTGGATCCGATAGAGCTGGTTTAAAAAGTAAGAAAGTATTTGCTGCTGGAGCAATCAACGAAGAAGTTGAAAACCTTAAAAAGCAAAATTCTGAATACAAAAAAGCTTTAGTTCTTTTCAAGGAAAAACTTAATGAAGTAGCTGTGTTTAACGCTAATCTTGCTTATGCAACACGTTTATTTACTGAACATTCAACTACAAAACAGGAGAAATTGAATATTTTAAAAAGATTTGATTCAATTTCAACTATAAACGAATCTAAAAATCTATACAATTCTATCAAAGCAGAACTTGAAACTAAAAAACCAGTAACCGAGTCTGTTGTTGAGAAAATTGCAACTACTCCTTCAAGCTCATCTTCACAAGAAATGTTGGCAGAGTCAAAAGCTTACGAAAACCCACAATTCAGAAGAATGAAAGACTTAATGAGTAAGTTAAAATAATAAAATAAAACTAAACAAATAAAATCCAAAAAAATGGGAGCATTATTAGAATCAGGTATGGTTGGTAACATCGGTCTTAAGCACCTTCGTGTTATCAAAGAAGATACCATCAAAAAATGGGAAGACTTAGGTTTCCTAGAAGGTCTTGACGGCCACCAAAAAGATAACATCGCGCAATTGTATGAAAACCAAGCGTCTTATTTAATCAACGAAGCAGCAGTTTCTGATGCTTCTGGTTCTTTCGAGACTGTGGTATTCCCAATTATCCGCCGTGTTTTCTCTAAATTATTAGCGAATGACATCGTATCTGTACAAGCTATGAACTTACCAATTGGTAAATTGTTCTACTTCGTACCTAAAATCCAAGAAAGACAAGCAAATGCACATTTGAAGCCATTCGGTGCACCTGCTAACAACGACGCAGCTACTTTAGGTTATGACACTGGTACTACAAGTGCTAGAAGTCTTTACGATCGTTTCTATGAGTCTTCAGATGCAGCTGATCAAGGTCTATTTGATTATTCAAAAGGATCTTTCACTGTAAGTGAAGTAAACCCTCATGCATTCGTAAGCTTCTCTAATGGTGTAGCTTCTACAAGCACTGCAGCATTAAGTGGTGCATCTGTATCAAGTGCAATCATCGTTCTTTCTGGTTTCACTAAGGACGGTCAGGGTAAATTGATTGGTGTTAACGGTAACGCTATGGATACTGAAGAGTTCTTAGCTTCTCTTCAAGTTGAAATCACTGGTAACACAACTGCTAACAACGGTGTTAAAAACTTTAACATTGTAACTCAAAAATATGGTAAAGGTATTGTTGAGTATGGCAAAAAGAGTGGTACTGGTCTTAACAGATTCCAAGATATCTGTGATGAAGAAGGTTTAATCTACCTTAACGTTGACTTAGAGTCATATAGCGCAACAAGCGGTTTCGCTGCTTCTGACTTCAGTTCTAACGACTTAGCATTAGCTAACTTCAAAGTAACTTACAGAGTGTACGATACTTTAGAATTCGAAGATGAAATCGGTGAGGTTTCTTTCGACTTAGCTTCTGTAACAGTATCAGTTACTGAAAGAAAATTAAGAGCTAGCTGGTCTCCAGAATTAGCACAGGACGTATCTGCGTTCCATAACATCGATGCTGAAGCTGAATTAACAGCTTTATTATCTGAGCAAATCGCTGCTGAGGTTGACCGTGAAATTTTACGTGATCTTAGAAAAGGTGCTGCTTGGACAGCTAAGTGGGACTACAATGAGTGGAAGTACGGTGCAACCGGTAACACACCATTCATGGGTTACACTCAAAAAGACTGGAACCAAACTTTGGTTACAAAA